GCTCCTGCTCTGTATTCATTAATACCATTTATACGCAAGGTTCGAACATTAATATTTTTTCCAGGTAGTGCAGCTTGTTCACATAGTAAATTCAAAACCTGTAAATCACTATTTAAGTAGCCTCCTTGTAAGGTACCTGGAGGTGAGATAGCAGCAAAAAATCTTTCTTGTCTAGCTAGATTGTTCAATCTAACAAAACCTAAAAAGTCATTAAGCGTAGGTACCTGAGCTTTTTCAGCAACGTTCACAGCTGGTAACATTGGTACATCAGGAACTTCTGGAGGGACTGGACTTGACATTACATTTTACTCCTTGTATCGTTGAATACTTGATTGCGTGATGCTTTTTCAAAGTTGTCAATAGGCAACATGATGGTTTTCCGCCAGTCTTTGGGATAGATTCTCATGATTCTGGAACTGATTTGATTGTACAGATATCGTTTCACTGCCACGTTGGCACCTGGATATCTACTGACGTTACTCAACAACTTCCAGGTCACCATCATTTTGGTGTTCTCTCCCATGGCCTCATCATTCACCACTTCCATCATTCTATCCAACAATCTCATTCTCATCATGGGTGGAAGATAATGAAGATTCAACCCATAGAATCCATCTTGTACTTTTCTGAACATCACAACCACAGGCAGGGTGTCGTAGAATGGCAACTTGTCTGCTGTTTTCGGGTCGTACATGAACAGATACATGTTGCCAGAAACCACAGATGTCACCAGTTCACCAATATCACTTTTCATCACCTTTTGAGGGGTGATGTTGGATGCTCCCAGCTTCCGAATCATGTCCTGATACCATCGGAATGAACTGGTGGGAGTTTCCCGTTCTCGTAATGTGGTGATGGGATTTACAGGCATAAGTGGTGAAATAGGGGCTTGACTACTACTTGACAGGGTGATAAATTCACTATGTCCGGAATGATTTAAATATCTCTACTATTTATACGAAGTTTGTAAATCCTTCTCGGTAATCAACATGAACTCCATGTTGTTCTGCTTGGCAAAGCGTTTTGCAGCCTCCCACTTGGCATTGTTCACACCCCATTGCTTCACTTCCGTGATGAAGCGTTGGGTTTTTCTTTTTGGTACCTGAGGTGGTTGAGTGTATCTGTAGGGTTTCACCTCCACCAGATATTTCTTTATGCCACCATCTTTGGTGACCACTTCTATGAAAAAGTCCACGAAATATCGGTGCATTTCACCGTCGGCAGGACTGAGATAGGGGATGACAATTTCCTCACTGGCCCAACGTCTAACAGAGCCATTCATGTCACACCACTTCATGAATTTCAGTTCATAACTGCTTCTGTAGATGATGTTGGAGGTGTCCCCGATGTATTTCTGAGGTTTCGTGGGGAGAAATCTTCCTTTGTAGGTGTCTTTCACATAAGTCATATAAATAATCATGTAAAATTTTCAAGGAATATTTATGCCACCGCGTATGAACAAATATCAAAAAGCCGCTGAAGATTTACGTCTAGCACAAGGTAAGAGAGGAACCTCGGGAGGCCTTGACGAGCGTGCTCGCGACCAATCTAAAGCAGTATTCAAAGTGATGCGTTACCCTAGTGAAATTGGTTTTCCACAAAGAGACTATCCGCATTACGCCATGTTCTTCATTACAAAAAGACAAGGTGAGGTCAGTCCAGAAAACACAGTGAAAGAGTTCAAGGTGGATGTTTCTAACAACCACCGGCCAGATAGAAATACCCAGGCTGGAAAAATTGCATTGGAACTCGGATTGGTTGTAGGTGGTGCTCAGGCTATTTCTTCTGCAGTTAAAAAAGTTGCCAGAACTTTAGGGGGAACAGCTGGTCCTTTAGTATCTACAGCTGGTACCCTGACAGGCGGAACAGCCGGTGCGTTGTTGTCTCAAAATGACCGCATAGAAACTCTCACTGAAAATCGTGAACGTGTCTATTTAAAGGATGTTGTGGCATTATACATGAGTGATAAACCTTCTGCTTCATACAAAGCCTATTGGAAAGATGCTGACATAGGTTCTTTGGCGTCAGATGAATTATTGAAAGCTGCAGGAGGACTTCGCTCTGCTATGACTAATATGTCTGAAGCTGATTTTGCTAAAGGGGGAAGTGAATTGTTGCAAAGTGTCAAGAGTGCTATTCTGGGAGCAGGACCAGCTGCTGCAGGATATTTTCTAAAGAATGCGAACAAAAGTCCTTTGGGTGCATTAGGTGATGTGGAAGCCTTGGCTTCTTCTTCATTGGGCGTGGCTATCAATCCCTTCACTGTGCAATTGTTTAAAAACATGGGATTTCGTACCTTCACATTCAGTTATGTGTTTCTACCCAAAGATGAAACTGAATACAATGAAGTGCAAAACATCATTAAAACTTTCAAGAAGCATATGCATCCCACCAGAAATCAAGCCACAGGTGGTGTGTTCTTAGGATATCCTGCTGAATTTGAAATTCAGTATTTTTACAGAAATGAAGAAAACAATCATCTGTTCAAGATTGCCAACTGTGCACTAACAGATTTGAAGGTGGAGTATGGTGGTTCAGATTTTACTACATTTAAAGGAACTAATGGTGCTCCGTCTGAAATGACGTTGCAACTTTCATTCACTGAATTGGAAATTCTTACAGCTGACCGTATTGAACAGGGCTACTAATGTCATACTTTCAAAAATTTCCATATCTATCTTTAACACAGAATCAAAAGTTTCTTTTGGTGCGTGACATTTTCAGCCGTGTCACCTTGTCAGACAAGTTCAATGAAAATTCTGTGTATTTGGAAAAATATCTAGTATTAGATGGTGAGACCCCAGAACTGGTGTCAGAAAAGTTCTATGGAACACCTTTCAATCATTGGATGATTCTCATGGTGAACAACATCATTGACCCTAGAGAAGAATGGCCTGTTCGTGACAACAAGGTGGTGGACCGTGTGTACATGAACTATGACATGGTCATCACTGTGCCTAGCGGAGCTGCCTACACTGTGAATGATGAATTGCAATCCAGCACAGGTGGAAAATTTGTGGTTTCATCCAAGAGTGGCAACACCATCTACATCAGGTCACAAAATGGGTTTCAACCATTGACCACATCTGCCACCATGAACAACTTGACCACAGAAGTCACAGGGTTAGTTATTTCCTCTGTGACGTTACCCACCAACAGAGTGCATCATTACTATGATACCGACTTGGAATACATTGTGGATTATGATGCAGGTAACCCAGACATCATTTCTGTGACCAACTTGGAACATGAAATTGAACAGAATGATGCCAAGAGAAACATTAAAGTTCTACCTCCTGTCTATGTGACCGCGGTGGAAAGAGAATTCAATAGACTGATGGGTTTATAATGGCTGAAATACTGAATAAAGTTGGTGAATACGTCACAGATGCTATCATCCTGACATCCAAAGGCAAACAATTAGACATTTCTGCCTTTGTGGTGCAAACTGTGATATATGAGGACATTTTCAGCAACGTCATGACTGGACACATGGTGATTAATGATGCTGCTGACTTAATTAGTCGTTTACCTATAATAGGAACAGAACTTATCACAGTGGCATTTAGAACTCCTACAATGCCAGTAACATCTTCCATTAAAAAAGATTTTTATATTTCATCCATTGCAGAACGTGAATTGGGTGATAAAGAACAGAATTATGTTTTCAATTTAATTGCCATAGAAGGCTTTGTAGATTCCACAACTTTTTTAACCTCACGATTAACTGGATCTACAAGTGATTTAATTGAAAAAATTTACAATGAACATTTAAATGTTCAAAAAGATTTATACATAGAACAACACACCACCAAAGCCACAGTGCTTCCCAATCACTGGACAGCACTGAAAACCATCAATTGGTTGACTAATGGCGGTTACCGAGAAGTTCCTAACACATTGTTTTTTGAAAGCAATAAAAATTTCTATTGCATGAGTATAGATGCATTGATTAAAAATCAAAAAAATAATATTTACGGTTCTTATACACTTACACCTGAAGCAACATCCTTAAGTCCCACTAATATTGAACAGTATTTTTTCATTAAAAATATAGCAAAAATGGGATTTTTTGACGTACTAAAGGGACAAGATTTTGGATACTATTCTAATAAATTGATAACCCATGATATTGTTACCAAGCAATATCAAGAATGGTCTTTTGATTATGCTACAGCACGAAAAGGGCAAACACTATTAGAACATAATATGTTGTTTCGAGATACAACACCAAATAACCCAAATACCTATCGCCGAGTCAAAAGTTTAGACACAAAATTATGGAATGATTACACTGATCCGCATTATCAAACATGGGCACCATTAAGAAACAGTTTGTTATATGAAGCTCAATCTTCTCGTTACATTATTGAAGTGCATGGAAGAACAGACATTGAAGTGGGTAAAGTAATTGAATGCAAAATTCCAAAATCTATAGCTAAAGATGACAAAAGCACTTTGTCTAGTGTTTTAGATCCTTTATTATCAGGAAAATATCTCATCACACATATTCGTCATGAATTTATTTTAGGACAACATATTATGCTATTGGAAATCATGAAAGATTCATATAGAGGGAGCCCAGAATAATGCAACAGAACGTGTATGGAGATAATGGATTCTATTGGTGGGTAGGTGTGGTGGAAGACCGTGATGACCCATTGATGTTGGGACGTTGCCGTGTTCGTATCGTAGGGTATCACACACCGATAGTCACAGAACTCCCTGTGGAAGATTTGCCTTGGGCCCATCCTATGCAACCCATCACATCAGCTGCCATGTCAGGTGTAGGTAGCACTCCCACAGGACCAGTACCTGGCACCTGGGTGATAGGATTCTTTCGAGATGGATCTGAAGGTCAAGAACCCATCATCATGGGAACATTGGGTGGAGCTCCTTCAAAAGAATATCAAGAAAAAATTCAAAAAGACACGAAACACGGATTCAAGGATCCCAATGGTGAATATCCTCGGGCTAGTTATCTAGAAAAAAATGAGCCTGACACCAATAGATTGGCAAGAAATGAAAACATTGATGATACTGTTGTGCAATTGAAAGATGCGGATTTAGTGTCAGGCGTGGAAGTGGCCATGGGTGGTGAAAGTTGGAATCAACCTGAAACTTCATATGCTGCCAGATATCCTTACAACCATGTCTATGAATCAGAATCAGGTCATGTGTTTGAGGTGGATGACACACCAAACGCTGAACGCATCACCATGTACCACACCGCAGGTACCTATGTTGATGTAGATAATAATGGTACCATGATACAGAAAGTTGTGGGTGACAACTATGAAATACTTCTACGAAACAACAACGTGTTGATTCGTGGGTCCACGAACATCACCGTGGAAGGTTCCTGTAATGTGTACATAAAGAATGATTGCAATTTTGAAGTGGATGGCAACTTGAAAATACATTCACATGGTGATTTGGAACTCAAGGCAGGTAAGGAATTGAAACTGGCTTCTAAATTGGATTTGGTTTTACATTCTGATGTGTTCACCAACATCTCTGGCACTTCCATCATCACGTCAGGACCTGTTATTAGTGCACCTCTTGCTCCTTTAACAACCATTGATCCTATTGATATATCCAGAGTGAATTTACCATACATCTTTGGTGTGAGTCGCAGAGATGCTCTCACCACAGAATTTGACTCATTGAGTGACAATGATGGTGATGGCGCAACAGTCCGAGATGCCATTAACAAGGCGGTTGCTGAAGGACGTATCACTGAAGAAGAAGCCAACGCTCTCCCACCTGATGTGTCTCCTGAACAATTTGATGCTCAAGTGCCTGAGCGTCCTGTGAAAGTCACCACCAACTGTGGTGTGTTTGGTCAACAAGCCAACTATCAATTATCTGATAAACTATCTAAACATTTCACTGTGGCGGACTTGACATCTAAGGCTCGAGCACATCCAGGTAAAGTTACAGGTATCATGGCATTCGGACGTCCGGTAGACAAGCGTGTGTTGAGTAAGCAAGAAATTGCATGCAATCTAAAAGCATTGGCAGAAAATGTGTTGGACCCCATCAAAGACAAGTATGGAGATATGATTGTTTCATCTGGGTTTAGAAATTTCAAACCTCGTGGCGGAGCCACCAATTCTCAGCACATGGTTGGACAAGCCGCAGATTTACAGTTCACCTCTACCAATCCTAAGGATTACGCTGCCATTGCCAGCTGGATCAAAAATAATCTCACGTTTGACCAGCTTCTATTGGAATATGAACAACGTAGAGGTTATGTGGCTGCCTGGATCCATGTGTCATTCAATCCTACGGGATGTAGAAAAACCTTCGGAACCTTCTGGAATCATGAATATGCAGTATCAAATGGACGTAGATGTAAGGATATCATAGTTAATTTCATCCAATAACCCATATAAATATTATCAAAAATGCCCATTCTATCTACTCCCAATAAACTTTACAAAGATGTGGATTTTTCTTTTGAGGCTCATCCTGAAACAGGAGATGTGCTGAAGAAGATTGATAATAATGCGGTCAAGCAAAGCGTTACAGCTCTCATCAACACAGCTTTTGGTGAACGTCCATTCAATCCAGACCTAGGGTCCTCGTTAAGAGCATTGTTGTTTGAACCCATTGATTACATCACATCCAGAACCATTCAGAAGTCCATTGAATACACTTTAGGAAATTTTGAACCCAGAATTGCATTGGACAGTGTTACTGTGGAGCCAGATGAAGATGCAAATTCATATGAAGTGTCCATATACTTTTCAGTAGTTGGAATCAATCAACCCACATCTATGTCCATCACCTTAGAGAGATTACGATAATGGCAGAACTTATTGTCACCGAACTGGATTTTGCAGACATCAAAACTAGTTTACGAACATATCTGGCAGCACAAACAGAATTCACTGATTATGATTTCACGGGCTCTGCATTAAACACACTATTAGATGTGTTGGCATACAACACACACTACAATGCTGTGTTAGCCAACATGCAAGCCAATGAAATGTTCATTGACACAGCCATCAAGAGAACATCTGTAATTTCTTTAGCCAAGATGTTGGGGTACACACCACGTTCCAGAACATCAGCCAAAGCCTATGTAAACATTGATGTCCCCAAAGTGAACACCGTGGGCTCACAACTTTCCATTGATTCCACTGTGAAATTCACTGCCAGCATCAATGGCACAGTATACACCTTCAATGTGAATGAAGAACAAACAGCCACAGTGTCAAGTGGAAT